ACAGGGACACCTACCCCTTTAAATATATCATTATTAATCGACATAATAACTCCTCAGTAACAGAGTTATTTATGTCCGCCAGTATACTGGGATTGTAGAATTTCAGCTAATTGATCTTCATTGATCAAATCTGCTATTTCTAATGCTTTCTTTTCTGATATATGATAGGCTTGTTTTAGTAACTCAATCTTAGAATCTTCTACCTTTTTAGTCCAAGGAGCAAACCGCTTCTTTGCTCTTATAGAATGCAGCAGATAATCATATTGCATTTTTTTGTCAATATGAGGTACCTGATTGATCTGATTTACAGTAAACAATGTATCAGGAAAATATGATAAACATTTATTTACAATAAACGGAAGATATAGTTTTTCTGACTTAACGTCTGCGTCTAATAGGTTTTCTTTAGTTGAATTGATACTATTCAGAAAGTCTTTTAATTGCATTATTCAAACTCACATTCCATCATTAACTGACAAATCATTGCCATGTTATTGATTTCTTGATCAGCCACAAATGCAGATTTGTATTGGTAATCTGAGATGATTAGAATCATCGATGGGATAGAAGGCTTTTTGAGACAGGTATAGAGGATATCATATATCTTTCTATAAAAATCAGGAGAGCCTGTTTCTGAACTTGTTGCAACCCACTTACGGCAAGAACCAAAGTCTTTCTTTTTCATGAAAGAAATCAATTCTTTAATATTACTGTCTTCTGCATCAGTCAGAATACCGATGTCAATCTCACCATGTGCAGAATATCTTTGCATCTCATTGATAACCCGTCTAAAATCGGGAAAATGTTTGACAATGAGACTAGCCAAAACTTCTGGCTCACCCTTGATCTTTTCAGACTTTAAGATCTGCTGACATCTGCCAAGCATCTTTAATGCAATAACAGATCGGTCATTTGGTGGAAATACAAAATCAATAACAGTACAACGACTGTGAATTGGGTCAATAATTCGACTTTTGTAATTGCAGGTCAGAATGAAATTACAATTTACTGCAAACTCTTCCATTGCACCACGTAATGCTGGCTGCATGGATTGTGGGTTGGCATAGTCAAACTCATCAAGAATAATAACCTTTTTGTTACCATTCAATGCTTTGGTTGATGCATACGAACGAATTGTAGTTCGTAATGTATCAATACCATTCTGCTCAGAGCAGTTGATGATAATGTAGTCAATATCCAATTCATTACAAAGAGCCCGTGCTACTGTGGTTTTCCCTGTACCAGGTTTACCACATAACATCAAATTGGGCATCTTCTTGTTTTTTACAATTCCTTCAAAAGTGCTTTTTAGGCTATGTGGAAGAATACAATCACTTATTGATTTTGGGCGATACTTTTCAACCCAAATCAAATCCGAAATATCGGAAACATTAGTCACAGTTACCTCAGTTCTTTTCGACGGCGATGTAATAATTCAGACTCATGGTATCATGTGCAAATCGACTTACAACAGTATCAGTGAGAGATACTGTATAGTCACCCTGAAGCAACTTCAAATTTGACATGTCAAGAGTATAAGCAAAATCACCATCAGTCTTACCAACATTAACTGTATATGAGTTGGAACTCGGATCATTCTTCTTGGAGACAGTGAGAGAGACGATACCATCTTCTCCACGCATCTCAAGATCACTAACCTGTAGCACTGCTGATGCCTTGCTAAGTTCACCAAAAGTAGCCTGTGTCAGTGGGAACTCATACAATACTGCAGGCATAGTCAAGTTCTTTGTAGGTACAGTCAAGAGGGCAGGAGCAGAATAGAAATACTTTACTGCAGAGTTGTTTGATTGAACTGTCACACAGTTATCATCAAATTCAAACTCTGGATCTTGGAACAAACTAACAACTCCAAGGAATTGACCAAGATCCCAGATAGCAACCTCAACTGGAAAGTCTTCTTCCACTTGGGCTTCAACAAACAAAGTCTTACTTGGTGAAACAGTCTTGATTACGTTACCCGGCTTAATCAATAAGTTGGAATTGATTCCGGCAAGATTTTTTAGAATACTGAGTGTGGTACGCGAGAGTTTTAATTTAGTTTTCGTCATTATGGTTAGGCTTATTATACACTGGATCAACACCAACAATCAAGTCATTTATTATATTTTTTACTTGATACCGATTATTACGGCGTTCACGCTGATTGCGCTTCTTTCCGTTTTGTGACTTAAACATCTTCTGATTCGGACGGTTATTAAATTTTTCAAAATTTTCTGGGTTCATGACTGTTACGTTGTTTTTATTCTAGAGAAATTATTTTTCTTCTCTATCTGTATTCCTTGATCAAATTTGTCAATGAGTTGATCGCTCTTATGAGAGATGATAAAAACTGAACATTTGTTTTTCATTTTAGTCAGTATTTTTAAGAAGTTTTCGGTTCCTGTTGCATCTAGTGATGAATCAAGTATTTCATCAAATATCAATAGGTTGCAGTTTAAACTATTTTTCATCTTTGCTATCTCTCGCCATGTCATTAAAATCGCTAAATCAATTCTTTGCTTCTCTCCTTCTGAGAAGGACAGATAGGAAAACTCATCTCTATATCTTGATTTAATTGTTTCTTTGAATTCTTGGTTCAAATTAAAATCAACATATAGATTCAGTTTCTCTAGATATTTATTAACAAAATTATTGATGACCGGAACATAGTGTCTAATGATCTTACTTTTTAAGCCGCCATCACGCAGAAGATCATACACAACATCATAATGAATCTGCTCTTTGATTGCCGTTTGGTAAATTTTCGTTTGACTCTTAATCTCTTGCTCGGTAGTTTTGATTGTATCATAAATTTCGTTGTTGTCCAGATGCTTCGTTTCGAGATCAGCATTTTCTTCTGTCAATTCTTCAATACGATTCTGAAGAATTTGCTTTTCCCTAGTAGCCATGGTCTGGTCCAATACCGCCTTCTTCAACACTGTCTGTAATTCCTCTTTTGTTTCCTCCAATTCGGTAAGTTCTTTGAGTTTTACAGAAACCTCTTCCAGTGCCGTTTTATACTCGTCTCGTCTACTATACTTAGACCTCAAAATTTCACATTTAACTGCTTCAGTCAAATCTTGACCACAGCAACTACATGACTGTTGTGATTCAGTTGTTAATATTTCTGCACATAACGTATCATATTGTACAGATAATTTACTTTCTACAGAAACAAAATTCTTAAATTTAAAGATCTTTTTGTCTAATTCAGTACTTTTAGTCTTTAATTCGGTTAAAGTACTGGTTACTGTATTATAGGCTGCTACTAGAACAATATCCTTTGCTCGTAGTTCTACAATTTTATTATTATTACGATCTATCAAATCATCGTAATTTTGTTTAACCTGCTTTTGTATCTCTTTTTGGGATTTTAATTTTTCATTCGTAATGGTCATCAAACTTTGAGTAGTTTGAATGTGTCCTTTAAGATCTGAGAGTTTGCCCTTCACCACCGTTGCCATTTCAGCAAGGATATCGAGGTCCAGGAGCCCTTCTATGATCTTTCTGCGCTCTGCGGGGGTTAATTGCATGAAGGGCGTAAAAGAGCTTTTCCCCAGAATAACTACCTGCTTAAAAGCAGCATAACCAAAGCTTAAAATATTTTGCTCTAACATCTCCTGATAATCTTTAGATTTGGCATTTTGGTCTAATAAAATGTCATCCTTATAGATTTCAAAAATTTTAGGGGCTAATCCCCGTCTGACCATATATTTGGTCTTACCCTTGAAAAAGTCAATCTCAACAACACAATTTTTATTATTGATACTATTGATGAGTTGAGGAATATTTACAGGACGAAACGGCTTACCAAATAATGCAAAGGTTATCGAATCTAAAAATGCAAATGACTTACCGTGTCCATTAGTACCTGTTACAAGAGTTAACTTGTAGTTATCCAACTCAATCTCAGAAAATGAGTTACCAAATGAACCAAAGTTTTTAATACGTATTTTTTTGAATTCAATCATCTATGTCACCTACGAGTGCAGTTTGATATGTTGTAGTGATAATATCGTGTAAGAAGTTTTTGTCAAGTTTCTCTTCTATGTTGTTAATCTCTTCATACAACAACTGTAGAGTATCTTTTTCTATATCAATATCAAGAGCTTCTGTTGTTTGTGGAACTTCTTCTGATATAGATAAGTCAGCAACTCCGGCTTCATAAAATTTATCTATAAACTTTTCAAAGGGAAGTGGTTTAGTCTTCTTCTTTACAAAGATTTTAACATATGAATCTTTGTATGTTTCATAGTCTAATTTTAATTTTTCATCTTCGTTATAGTCTATGGTATAAAAAAGCTTCATTGGGTTTTCAATGAACTCAAGTTCACGTGTTGCAAAATCAAATACATGGAATCCTTTTTTCTCCCATACATCTGAAAAAGCCATTTGGTATTGTGTACCAAGATAATGAATATTATCTCTACGAGAAGATACATGATAATGTCCGGTTAACACATACTCATAACGACTAAAGTATGTGGGATCATAACCAGCATCAATAAATACACCACGAATACTTTGAAAGCCAGCTAACTCAAGGTGACCCAATAAGATCGTTGAATTGCTTTCTTTGATGAAAATACCTGATCGATCTTCATTCTCAGAATTGATCCACGGGAGCAATGCCACTGAATATTCTTTATTGGGACCAAACTGTAAGTCTGTTGGCTCTGAGTACACTGTCCAGTTTTTATACTTGGACAGCATTTCAGTTAATGAATTTAATGAATTATTATTTCTGAAAAAGGTATCATGGTTGCCACAGATAATGTGGTTCTCTGTACCTAACTTTTCAAAGACATCAAATACTCTTTCTCTGACTTGGTTCAGAGTTCTAAAATTAATATATTTTCGGCGATCAAACAGATCGCCTAAATGAAAGACATATTGAATTTTGTGTTCTTCGATATAGGGAAACAGTTGTTCCTCAAAGAACCGAATAAAGTATTCGTTTACAACAGTGGAATCACCTTTGAATCCAAAGTGACTATCATTCAAGATAATCGCTTTACACATTCAGGGAACCCCCATCTTGAATCTTCTTCTTTCTACCTTTTCTTTTACCTTCAAGAAGCTTATCCATTTTTTCTACTTCTGGCTCACCAATACCAAATGCATCTTTAAAGCCGTTTTCAACTCCAGAAAAGGTTTCATTAAACCATTTGTGAAACTCTGGGTTGTTTTGGTTTTGTGCAACTTTAAATTGAATATACTTTTCTTTTTTCTCTTTATTGATTATACGAACAAATGAGAACCAGCATATCTGAGTTAGGTATCCGAATGGAGATTTTGATATAGCTGGATCAAAATTATCAATGTAGGTAACACAGTTTAAAACTGCATCTGATACCATTTCTTCCCGGTAGGTATAATTGGCAAAGTTGGGTCGAAAAGATAATCGGTTTGCAATTTTTAAAATTGCGTCACCAACATAATCAGGTAACTTTGGTTTCTTTTTACCAGAGTTTTCTGCATCATTCTTTTTCTTTTTATATTCAACTAACTCTTGATACAAGACGGAGTTATCAACGTAATCTCCATCTTTGCTTTTTGGTTTCTTTGGTTTTTTTATTTTGTCCTTTGCCATGGGTCAATTATACCATAATCAGGACAAAACATCAACTACAAATATGAACATTAATCCATTCCAACAATTGAATTTTAGGTTTCCAACCAAAGTAGTTTTTAATTTTTGTAATATCAGCTAAGGTATTCTTTGCTTCCCCTTTTCTTGGTGGAAGGTATCGAATATTATTTGAAATAGTTCGTGCAATTTCATTAACAGAATATGCATTCCCGGTCCCGACATTAAAAATCTGAGCCATTAATGGAGTCTCGTGGGTTGCAGCCATAATATTTGCTTCAACCACATCAGAAACGTGTACATAATCTCTGGTTTGTTCGCCATCACCTGTTACAGTCAAAGCTTCTTTTGCATCGAATTGCCTTTGAAAAACCCCAAGTACTGGAGCATATGGACCTTTTGTTGGTTGACGAAGACCATATACATTAAAATAACGTAAACAAACGGTATCTACACCATACATCTCACTATACAATTTACAAACTTGTTCCGATTGATATTTACTTAATGAGTATGCATTTAAACAATCTGGTGGCATTTCTTCATTTAACAGTCCTATATTAGATAATCCGTATATAGCAGATGTTGTGGATAACACTAAACGCTTAACTTGGTATTTTTTAGATAACGCTAACATAGTTTGCGTTCCCATAAAATTTGTGTGAAATGCTAATGTTGGGTCTTCTATACAATTTTGAATACGTGCTTCTGCTGCCAAGTGCAGGACATAATCTGGTTTAGTCCTATTGAATACATCAGCACACTGGCTATAATCACTTACACTATAATGATAATAGGATGCTTTAAAATTAAAATAAAACTCATCGTGTGCATCAGAAGACAAATTATCAATTACTGTAACTTTATGCCCATCGTTTATTAAACGATCAACAATATTTGAGCCAATAAAACCACATCCGCCTGTTATTAAGTAATTCATTGTTAATCTATTTTTCTAATTTCTAAATTATTTTTTGTGTAAAGGTCAAGCTTGTAATAATTTTAAATCTGCATCATACATCATATGTGCTAATTGTTTCATGTCTACCATAGGTTTCCACCCTAAATCATTTTGGGCTTTACTTGAATTTCCAAGTAAATAAGGGACTTCAATTGGTCTAAAAAGTTTTGAATCAACCACAACATATTCTTTATAGTCCAATGAAGCATAATCAAATACTTCTTTTAAAAATTCTTGGATAGAATATGTTTTTCCAGTTGCAATTATATAATCAGATGCAATATGATGTTGTAACATAAGATGCATGGCTTTTACATAATCACCAGCAAATCCCCAATCTCTTTTTGCTGTTAGATTACCCAAATAAAGTTTGTTTTGTAAACCAAGTTTTATATTAGCTGCTGCAAGAGTAATCTTTCTAGTAACAAATGTTTCACCACGTCTTGGAGACTCGTGATTAAACAAAATACCCGAACATGCATGTAATCCATATGACCTTCTATAAATATTAACTAAGTTATGCGCACATACTTTTGCTGCTGCATAAGGTGAGACGGGGACTAAAGGTGAATACTCATCATAGCCTGTATCTTTTATTATTGCGCTATCACCAAACATTTCAGAAGAAGATGCTTGATAAAATTTAATAGAAGTATTGGTATTTCTTATTGCTTCAAGCCAATTTAATGTACCCTGAACAATACCATCAACTGTGTTAGTTGGAATATCAAAAGAAACCTTTACATGAGACTGAGCAGCAAGATTATAAATTTCGTTTGGTTGATATTGATTTATATACCGATAGCAAGAAGAAGCATCATTCAGATCATAATACTCTAATTTAAAATTGGGGTTATTGTAAATATGATTAATTCTTTCTGTAGTAAATGTGCTTGTTCTTCTTTTTAAGCCTACTACAAAATATCCTAATCCCAAAAGATGTTCTGCTAAGTAAGAGCCATCTTGACCATTTATACCAGTAATTAATGCAGTTTGTTTCATATTTTTAAAAATCTTAATTTCTATAATAATTATTTTTATTCGTTAAATACCAATCAATTGTTTTTGAAAGACCCGATTCAAGAGTTGTTGTTGAGCTCCAGCCCAAAGAATTAATTTTTTTATTACATAATTTTCTTAAAGGAGTTCCATTTGGTTTTGTAGTATCCCAAATAATATCTCCTTTGAATCCAATTTTAATTTTAATTAATTCTGCTAAATCTTTAATGCTTACTTCAATTCCAGATCCAACATTAATAATATCAGAAGAATTATAATTCTCCATCAAAAATAAACACGCATCTGCTAAATCATCAGCATATAAAAATTCTCGTGTTGGTGTACCATCTCCAAAACAAGTAATACTTGGATAATTATTTTCTTTTGCGTCAATAAATTTACGAATAAGTGCTGGGATAACATGGCATTTATCAATATTAAAATTGTCATTAATTCCATATAAATTTGCTGGCATCAATGATATTGCATCAAATCCATATTGTTTATTATAGTACTGGCACATTTTTAACCCAACAATTTTTGATAGGGCATAACCCTCATTGGTTGGTTCTAATTCGTTTGTCATTAAATATTCTTCTTTTATTGGTTGTGGTGTAATTTTTGGATATATACACGCTGAACCTAAAAATAATAATTTTTTAATATTATTTACATATGAGCTGTGAATTATATTATTTTGAATTTGTAAATTGTCATATATAAATTCAGCAGGACACATTTTATTCCAACCTATTCCTCCAACTTTTGCAGCACTCAAAAAAACATATTCTGGTTTTTCTCTATCAAAAAAATACTTTACGTCTAGTTGATTTCTTAAATCTAATTCTTCTTTAGTTTTTATTAAAAGATTTGTAAAACCATTTTTTATTAATTTTTTAATTAAAGCAGAACCAACTAGTCCTTTATGACCAGCCACAAATATTTTTGAATTTTTATTCATCAGTTTCTTTCGTTATATTATTGACTAAATTACAAATATACGTAATATCTGTTTCAGTCATATCAGGATTATTTGGTAAATACATTCCGTAATCATGAACAATATCAGCAAATTGATATTTTTTGACTCCATATGTTTTATAAAAAAATGGTTGTCGTGCCATATTTCCACAAATAAGAGGCCGACATTCTACATTGTTGTCTTTTAGTGTTTTTGCAATAAAATTCTTTTTAGGGTGAATTATTGGATATGCAAAATTACTAATAAAATCATTAAATTTTAATTTCCAATATTTGTTAATTATTAAAGAATCATATAATTTTAAATTATTGTATCTATTTAAATTTTTTTCATTTAAAGTTTTTAACTGATTAATTCCCAAAAAAGCCTGTAAATCTGTTGATCTTATATTAAACCCTGGATAATAAAAAGTATAAAAATTTTGAAAATCATCAATATTATGTTCTTTTTGTAATTGATTTTTTGTGTCAATTGAAAGATCTCTGCTCCATCCATGTGATCTTATTGATTTTAAAATTTCATATAATTCAAAGTCATCGGTGCAAATAAAACCACCTTCAATAGTAGAAAAATGATGACCAAAATATGTGGAAAAGGAAGACATCAATCCAAAAGTTCCTGTTTGTTTTCCTTCATACATAGAACCAACACTTTCACACGAGTCTTCTAATAATATAACATTATATTTTTTGCAAATAGCTTGTATTTCTTTTATTTTATTAGGAATTCCTAAAACATGAACTAAACATACACAACTTGGATTTTCTTCTTTGCATATTTTTTCAAATGATTCAACATTTAATCCTAAAGTTTCTTCATCTGTTTCGCATAAAATAGGCTGCATACCAAATTGCATTACAGGGCTTACTGTAGTCACCCAAGAAACACAAGGTAAAACAATTTTATTATTTTTAAGTTTATTGGATACTTTTAATGAATAAATCATTGCTAAATTAGCTGAAGACCCAGAATTAACAAAAACTGAATATTTTGTGCCTACCCAATTTGCCCACATATTTTCAAACTGTTCTGTAAGTGGACCTTTTGTGAGTTGAGGATAAGTTTGTAACCATTCACATAATAGATCAATTTCTTTATAAGAAATTGTATCTTTCACTAATTTAATTTTTTCCATATTTAATAATTTTTATAAATTTTAACAGAATTTTCTAATAAAGATTTATTATTTACAATTGCATCATCTATAATTTTATTTATAGCTTGAATATAGGTTGGTCTTTTTTGTTTAAAACAAATATCTACTTTTCTTTTTATTGAGGCTAATTCTTCGTCACTAGTAGCTGCTCCAGCCATGTCTTCCAAAAACCAAGTTCTAATGTGAAGAATCACAAGTTTTTCAATTACTTCAGCTAAGTTATCAGTAGCAACAATATCTAAAGGTATTTCTGGTAACTGTTTGTTTTTGATACTCAATATAAGATTAACTTGATTTTTAATAGTATCTTCAATATTTAATGCAATATCATTCATTTATAAATCTCAATTTAAACTGTTTTGAATTTGTGTATACAACAAATCTGGTGCGTATTGGTTTGTCCATAATTGTGTTGCTCTATGTTCATGATCAAAAACGTCTGGCGATGCCCACAAGCCATCATTCCTATTATTACATAATGCCATTAACACTTTTGTTTTATCCTTTAAAATTTCTTTGGTATGAGAAAAACAAAAGGGTCCACTTGCTCTTCCAAAAATAAAATTACATTTTGTTGCCATATAACCAATTTCATTTAAATCACAACCATTAATTTTTATAATATCAGAAGTATAAAAAATATTTTTGTGATCCAATCTTATACTATTATCAGTAAGAATAAACACGGCTTTTGGATTTGCCAATGCTAATTGACTTATTATTGGATTTAAATCATTATTATGTGCTTGAAACGAAAGTACTGGACCATTACAAAAAAGATAAAATTTTTCATAATTAGATGTTTTAAAAAAATTATCAATATTAGATACATCATAATATGACCAATCAATCTCAGGAACATAAAAAGAACGGTCATTTAAAGGTATTTTTAAATTAAAAAATATATTTTTAAATTTTAAATAACAACTTTCAAGGCAACACCCTCCTCCTTGATTTAAATATTTTACATAAGAAGAACCTACCCACGTATTAATGAATAAAGTGTTACTAGGTTGATCAAAAAATGTTTCATCCTCTAATGAAATGTTTAAATTTTTTATCACACGACTATTATTTGGGGCATTAACATTAGCCGAAGGAAACGCGGTTAAACATTGTATGTCTTTTGTTAAATTTGCAGAACATGACATTGCATATTCTGCTGTAACATTTAATTTTTTACAAATATCTTTAACAAATTCTCTAGAATAATGAATATCACCGTTGTGGCCCGGGTTGTAAAAACAAAAAGATAAAGTTGTCATTTATATAGTTTTTTCCTGTATCAATATTGAACACATTTCTTTTAATAAGATATGATTATTTAGTAGATAAAATGTTATCCCCTACCAAATTAAAGCTAATAAAGCCTGTGCTACCAGTAATTAAATACTTCATATTTTAGATGCTCCATACCAGACATGTTTAAAATCAAAAAGTGTTTTAAATCCTATTTTACTCAATTGAGTTTTAATATTTGTGTGTTTTATTTCACTTAAATTAGATATACAATGAAATTGTATTTGTAACGTACTAATGTTGTCAAATAATTTATTTTCAATCATATGAGGAATTAATTCATACTCATATCCCTCAATATTAATTTGCAGCAAATCAATTTGTTTAAAATTATTACTTTTTAAAAAATCATTAATATTAAGTAATGAAATTTCATAATCACCATCTGAGTTTACGATCGTGGTACTATCATCATTTAAATTAATTTTTGAAATATGATTTTTTTTAGTAGTTATTCCAGAGTTTATAAATTTTATTTTATCATTTGTATGTTTTAAACTTTCTGTATAAAATTTATTAACTGGTTCTAATCCCATCCCATGACAGTCGTATAAATCAGTTATTATTTTTAACCAATTTCCATTATAAGAACCAATATCAATAACTAAAGATGTATTATCCAACTTGTGTTTATATAAAAAATTGTATTTATCGTTTTCAATATGCCAATTTTTTATATCACTATTTTCCCAATTGATGCTTTTATAAAATATTTCTTCCATAAATTAACTTTCTATTAATTAAAAATTATTTTAATACATGAATTAAAGGTGTAATTGTATTAATATATGCATCATAATTATCATCTTTACAATTTTGATAAAATAAAGGATATTTTGGAGCATATACATTATAATTATGCATCTTACTGGCAAATAAAACATCTAAATAACGGCTACCATTATTTTCTTGCAATAAGTTGTAACAATCTGTTTTATATTTTTCTGAAATATATAATATAGCATGTGTTGTTAACATTTTAGAAATTTTATAAAAACTCTCATGTCTTTGTAATACTTCTAATTGACCACAACAACCTTCGTCTGGTCCCATTTTTTCCCAATGTGGACTAATTCCATTTAAACATGTTCCTACGTAAAATGCATCTGCATCATCGGGAATGTCAATTGTATTTGAATACCATTCTGTTGGGCTAGCATCATCTTCTAAAATTAATACTGGCCCTGAATAATTTAAACTTTCTTCTAATGCATTTTTATGGCTAGCAGAACAACCTAACCGAACAAATCCAACAGCAGCATCTGAAATTATTGTAGGAATATGTTTAGCATTTAAATTTAATGAAGTAATAGTATTTTCTATAATTTCTAATCTATGTTTTTTTATTCCACCATACCACAAAGTTACAATTTCATTTAAATTAATTTTCATAAAGATCTCATTTCACTGTGATTTTTGTCTAAAGCCAATAAACGTTTTTCAAAAGGTAGATCCCAAGATTCAGGGTAACAATAACTTGGTGTTAAAGCTTTTGTTGGTGGGTTTAAGTACATATATTTATTCAAATAACTTTCATCGTGCCACACAGGAATTAAACCATTTAATTCATCTTCTTTTCTCCAAGAAACAATTGTGTTAGCCATTTTTAAAAACTCACTTGATTTTCCACCATTAAATCCACCAGCATAATACGCATTTCCGCTACCATAGGAAATGTAAGCTTTACATTCTGGTCTACGCTCATATGAAAATTGGATATTATTTTTACCCCAAAACCCTGGATGTAAAGTTGTTATAAGATCTCCTAAAATTTCATCTCCAACTACATCAACAAATCTCATATCAGCGTCACAATAATACAAATAATCAAAAGTTTTTAAATACTCTGCGTATTTATTGAAATAATCATATCTTTTAAGAGTTGGAGCAGGCCAAGATTCATGATCAATATTTAACATATTATATTGTCGTGGTGTATTTAATGTTTTTATATTATTAGTAAAAACACAATATGTTACATTACAATTTGGCAAAAATAATTTATCTGCACTATTAACTAAGGGATCAACAAATGAAATATATTTATTTGTTGCTATTATTAATAAACCAATATTAGGGATTAAGTCTTGAGTCATTTGTTGTATTTTTATATATTATATTCATCTCTTGAAATTTATTTAATGAAACATAAGTCCAAGGCATTGTCCAATGATCATATTGAAAAAAATATGGGTGAACTGGAGCATATACATTAAATTCTTCTTGTATCAATGAACATGCGTAATCACAGTGCCATTTTTCTTTATTCCATATGGTTTCCATAATGTCTGCAACTGCATTTGAATATCTTTCGCTACAGTACATGATAGCATGGGTTGATAACATATTTGAAATTTTATATATGTTATTTGTAACTTTTTTAAAAGAAGTCGTATTTTGCATTCTGGAAAACTTTTTAGCTCTCTCTATGTCATATCCCCACATTGAATACCCCAAATAAATTGCATCTACATCATCCGGAACTTCGATATTTTGACTATACCCACTACCTATTGCTATGTCATCTTCTAATATTAAAAATGGACTATTACATTTATTTAAACGCAAAATATCTATATGAGATAAGGCACAGCCTTCTATAGCATTTTGGCCAGTTTTTGCAGAATATCTTTGATAATTATCAAAATGTAAATTAGACAATAGCTTTTCTGTTTGATCTCTTCTATCAACTCTATTGTCCATGTTTACATAAAAAGTTTTAACAGATGGAATATCAATTATCATATTACTTCCCATTCATCACAATAAATATCATTCCAATTTTTTGTAACATTAGGAGATGGACCAAACCAAACTTTTGGTGCAATAGTTTTTTTACTATTAGCTAGCCAAGCTCCCCACCAACTAAATGAACTATTTGCAATAATATGATATTCACATTTTTTCATTAAACACATATCTAAAAATTTATCATTGCTTCCATACATCATTACATGTCTACCTAAATCTTTAATAATGTTATTGGCAACACCATAATCATCACTAAACAATATAATTTGTACATCAGCCGGTATTAATTTAAGAGCTTCTCTATAATATTCTATGGGGCAGATAGGATGTGAGTCTGCCAGGTAAAGATAATCACCCAACCGCATATGCAAAGAAACTAATTCACAATCTTTACCGGCAAATAGTTCGTTTGCTTGTGTTTCTATAGATTTCTTAAATTTAAATTCTTTAGTAATTAAATCTTTTTTATATTTTTTAAAATATTTTTCTGTTTGAAAATATCCTCTAATATCACAATTGTCTGGAATATTATGAATATTTGCATCGTAATTAAAGTGAGGTTCTATATACATAGAACTCATAAAATTTTTAGATGAATCTGATGCTGATAGGTCAAACGCATCTGGTAAACAAAAATCTAATTTATCATTTTGATTACGTTGTTTATATGGTACACCAATTTCATAATGTAATTCTTTACCTAAAGCGTAAAGCGTAGCATATTGAAACATTTGGTTACCAAATCTACCATTGGTTCCTATTGATTGACATGAAATCATGCTGGAACCTGTATTTCTAATTTAACATTAGGATCTCGAACAGGAAATTCACTATTCTTATCTACTAATGGTCTAGATGTGACTACTTCCCATTGATTTGCACTTTGTCGTGCATTAGCCTGAACAAAAAAAGGTTTATTTGGTGTAATGACATTAAATCTTTCCTGAACTAAAGCACATCCATTATCAAATGGAATTTTTAATCTATAAGCAAAAATTTTAGCTATGTCTGCCACAGTTTTTCTATAATCTTTGTTAAGATATAAAATTGCATGTGTTGCTAAAATTTTACCAATACGCATATAATGTTTATCGATACGTTTAGTAATATAATGTTGGTTACCAGAAGAAACTCCAAGATATACAGCATCTGTATCGTCTTTTACTTCAATTTGAGGATGAAAATCTGGTGTGAATTCAGCATCATCTTCTAAGATTAAAATAGGGCAATCATATCGAGTATCTTCTAAAATATCAATATGTGATTGAGCACAACCAACATAATGTTTAATGGTATCTGGGGTACCATGTGGTGGTGCTATTTGTACGGCTGATTTGCGATGGGTATTGGAAAATCTATGCTCATGAAATCTTTGGTTCATGATCGATGCATTGCCAGTAGCACTATCAAGATTAATCCATACGGTAGGTATTTGTCTTAGATCTATAATCATATTCAATTTAATTTAAAGGAGACTTATAACAATATTATAACACATTTTAAATAAATAATCAAGATATATCTTGACTTTTCTTAAAGGATACTCTATAGTATACTTATAATGAATTTAGAAACCCTTAAAGATAACATTAAAAAAGATTCTTTAATAGACTCTACAGAGTTAGGTAAAGAAGCTATAAGGACTCCTGCTATACATGGTAAGTACTTGAATATACACGCAGACCTTAAGATAGAACTTCAAAAATTAAATAATGCATTCTTGATCATGCGATTAAGAAAATGGAAAATTTATACTGGTCACGCAACGCAAGACGAGTTGGTTGAATGGGGTGAAGATCCATTTCAAATGAAATTATTAAAAACTGATCTAGATAAATTTCTAGAGGCAGATCCTATATTATTAAAAATTGTAACTGATTTAAATATTCTTGAAATCAAAGTTAAGATGGTAGAAGATTTTTTAAAGGTTTTAACTAATAGAAATTTCTCTATTAAGTCTGCTATCGATTGGAATAAGCTTGTTAACGGTATCTCGTGATGACATAAATAATTGTAGTGTATACTATAATTGCATCAGCGGAAGACCATACAAAATATAAAATTGATTGCGAAGATTCTGTAAAAAGAGAACTTCGTTCTTATTTTTCATTTAAAGTTCCTGGTGCAGAATACATGCCCCTATACAAATCTCGTATATGGGATGGTAAAATTAAATTATATGAGATCAATAGTTCAACTCTTCCATGTGGACTCAAGACATATCTTAAACGATTCTGTGATGAACGACACTATAATGTTATTTTTGATGATAAAGATGTAGATCCAATAGATATTAATTCTGAATCATTTGATGAATTTTATAAAACTTTAAATGTCACTGTTAAAAAAGAACCTGTAATTCCACATCCCCACCAAAAAAATGCTGTCATACATGCATTAACAAATGCCCGATCTGTTGTCGTATCGCCAACAGGTAGTGGTAAGTCGCTTATTATTTATCTAATAATTCGATACTTATTACGGTACTGCCTAAAGGCTCCCAAGAAAATTTTATTATTAGTCCCCACTGTTGGGTTAGTACAGCAGATGGAAGCAGACTTCTTTGATTATTCAAAAAACGATAAATCTTGGTCTGTAACAAAATTTGTACATAAAATCAGTGCTGGCAAAGAAAAATTAACAGATAAGCCAGTTGTCGTATCTACATGGCAGTCTGTGTACAAACTTCCTAAAGAATGGTTCGATCAATTCGAGGCTGTCATTTTTGATGAGTGTCATCTTGTAAAAGCAGACTCTTTGGTCAATATTGGTAAAAAACTGACAAAGGCTTGGTTTAGGCTCGGGACTACAGGTACGCTGGATCAGACCTTGGCGCATAAACTCTCAATAGAGGGCACGCTAGGGCCATCTGTACAGTTTATAACAACAAGGGGGCTAATCAGTAAAGGAGTACTGGCAAAGCTTGGGATAGACTGTATTGTTTTGGATTATGATGACCAAACGCGACATAGAGTAAAAAAATTAAAATATCAAGACGAAATGGCTTATTTGGTTGAAAATTCAAAACGCAATGATTTTATTGTAAAATTGTGTGGAGAAACCCAAGGTAATACACTCGTTCTTTTTAACTATGTCGAAAAACATGGTAAACCACTTTATGAGTTGATCCAAAAACAATACCCAGAAAAGAAAGTATACTTTATTTCAGGTAAAGTTGATGCAGAAAATAGAGAATTTATTCGAAAGATAATAGACAAAGAAAAAAATGCTATTCTAGTTGCCTCTTTTGGTACTACAAGCACAGGTATTAATATCGTACATCTCGACAATATTATCTTTGCATCTCCTACAAAATCAGTAATACGCTTATTACAAAGTATTGGGCGCGGATTGAGAACATCTGCAATCAAACAAACACTCAAGGTGTTTGATATTGTTGATGATATGTCATGGAAAAGTTATAAAAATCATGTGCTGAAACATTTTGAACAACGCATTAAAATATACAAAAAAGAAAAGTTTGATCATAAAGTTTTTAAGATCAAAATATAAAACTTCTTTTGGATAAATAGTATTGAGGAGGAAGCATGGAAGAACAAGATCCTAAAGCTTCATCGTCTATAAAAGTTATTAAACTCTCTAGTGGTGAAGAGTTGATATCAATGGTGGATGAATCACCAGACGAAGTCGTTCTCTCAAACCCGGCTAAGATTGTCTTTTATACAACATCAACTCCAGATGGTGAGGTAATTGAATGTTTGCGTGTTACTTCTTACTTGGCTAACATCAAAGAAACTTCTATTACGATTTTAATGAAACATGTTATATATCTGGCAGAACCATCTGAAGATATTCTCAATATGTACAATTCATATTTGGAATTTATGAATGGTTTAAAAGATGATGTTATATTAGCAGAAATAGAACCAGATCATGACAACATGGATGTTGCATGGGCATTATTTTCTGATCCACAATTTATTGATTTTGTACAAGAAATTTATGAAGAACATCTTCAAGATTCAGAAATTGACGAAGAAGAAGATAGAGAAGAACCATCTGAAGAATTGTTTGATTCATTAAATGCTGAATGGGAAAAAGCAATTAATGAAAATAGAAAGAAAAGAAAATACAAGAAGGAAGATTTAAAACTACCTTATATTCCTGACAACGAAGCATCAGATCCACAGAGTTGGTCTGATAATCCAGAAGACTATCTAACATGACAAACATCAATCCTTTATTATCAAATTGTTACAAATTTATTATATCCAGAGGAGATAGTAATCTTGAATTGTTTGGTCAAACAGTTGCATTACCCGGTATTCAATTAAGTGTAAGCCCACAGCCAACTACTCTGGGTGTTCAGATTCCGGTTGCTACAAATACATTTACATTTGAATCACTTGTTCTCGAATTTATCGTAGATGAAAATATTGAAAACTGGAAAAGCATATATGATTGGATGTCATCTATCGGTAATATTTCTAACGATACAGATAATGAAATGTATAGGACCTGGGCAACAACTGCATATCTACAAGTTCTTGGATCTAATTATTATCCAATCAACAAAACTGCAGTGTTTCATTATGTGATTCCAACTGCTTTGAGTGCTCTTACTTTTAGATCTGATCTTGGTGATAGCACCCCGATGAAAGCAAGAGTTACATTTGCCTATTCATATTACGATTTTGATTAATTTTTAAAAACATACAAACCAATGAAAAACCCTCGGGTGTTTAGCCCGAGGGTTTTTGTTTATAAACTCTATCCTACGTATTAACTACCGTAGGTGTTACCATGCAGACCATTGACGCGGGTGAGACGGTAGTACTGATTAGCACCAGATTGGTTAGAGAAATCTGAACCATATGGAGTACCATCTGACTTAAGAACGTATGGGTTAGCAACCATACCGTAACGTGTCTTAAACGCGATACGAGGTTGGAAAGTACCAGGATCAATAGCTCTCATCATTTGGAGTGGAACGTATGGGCAGTAGAATACACCTGCATCATACGGAGACTCGCCCTTATAACCAACGCAGAAGAAGTTTACGCCAAGCAGTGAATACGGATCAATGTAAACTTTCAGCTTACCGTTAAGTAGACCAGCAAAAGTACTGCCGGTATCATCAACTGCGAGTTGGGTATTAATGGCTGGTGAGAGATTCAAGAAGCCTGACATAGCAAGTGCACTGGCGACATCGGAAGATACGATGACGAAGTTACCCTTACCACGACGGGTTTCCTTGGCGATGGCATTGCATTCACGTTCAATCTGGAAGACCAGACCACGGAAACGTTCAGCAGACCAACGACCATCTGAATCTAGATCCAGATTGTAGGTACCAGCAGCAGTAATATCACTTTGTTGTGTACCAGGCTTTGCAACCCAGTAGATGGAACGGACGATTTCGCGATTAATTTCAGCAAGAATTTCAGTGCTGAGAAGATTTGCGAGTTCGGCTTCAGCGTCAAGACCGTGAACAGCCTTAAGATCTTGTGCCAATTCGACTGTGTACCCTGCACTCAGTGCACGGCTACCGGCTGCTACAGCAACACGGTCAATCGTAAAGGACATTTTATTCATGACGTTTGGTGCTGTAGATGCTGCACCATAATCTAGACCTTCGCCTGATGAAGTTAACATTGCTCTCATTGAGTCAAAGTTAACTTGATTTTTTGCATTTTGGAAGTTAAGAGCACCAACTTGCGCTGCAGTTCCTGTTGGGTTGACACCAGCAGTAGTAATACCACCTGCTGCAGTGAAGCCACCAGACGGACCAGAAATACCAGAGAAACGAGGATCTGGTTCCTGGAATTGAGCTTCATTGTTTAAGTTGGTAGCTACAGCTGTACTGTCACCATACTTGGCACGCATCGCAAAGATGAGTCCAGTTGGGGCGGTCATTGGTTGTACGCCGCAAATGTCATATGCCATCAAATTCGGCATAGCACGACGAACAAGACTGATAAGAATTGGATCGTAACCACGGACACCGCCTTGGGCGGTAGCAGAGACTACACCACCAATATCATTTCCTGTTGATACTTCAGTTAGATATTGGTCACGCATATTCTGCTCTTGATTCTCAAGTAGAACTGCAGTAACTTTAGTTTTCCATTCATTGCCAATCGAAGGAAGTGCCTCGTGCTTAAGCACGGGATTCCATTTTTCAGTTAAAATATCATACGGGGTTTCATCTCGGTAACTCATTTTATTAGTATCTCCTGTGGATTAAAATTATTTAGTAAATTTAAAGTTTCTTAGCCAAACGGTCTAAGGTGTGAGTATAATTCTCGATTAGAGTGGTTGGTGTACTCGCAGCCTTGCTAAATGTCATTTCCGGAATATACTGTTCTGGAATGGCAACTCTACTGCCAAGGTAGTGATCCTTGAGGGTAAAGAGTTTAGTTTTATATTCTTCTAGGGTGCTAAACTCAATATTTTCAATGAGTGAAGCAAGTTTTTCAATCTGAGTGTCAGCAAGATCCTTGGTTTCATTTACAAAGATACCAGCGCATTCAGAGATAAGAAGTTGTTTCTTGAGAGCAATGTTCTCATTCAGAACATGGTTGAGGTCGCCTTGAAGGTTTGAGGTCTGTTCATAGAGACCATCAATTACATTGTACTTCTCGGCAGGAACATCAACATAATGCATTTCAAAGAGTTTCTTGAGACCCAAGATGAAGTTCTCAGCCAAGGTAGATTTGATACCACCTTCAACGGCTAATTGGTTATCTTGCATCCACTCTTCGACTACGTAATCTAGATAGTCATCAATTTTTTCGGTAAGGTTGACGGTAATTTCACCAAGCTTAGATTCAAAGTTTTCTTGAAGAGCTGGTGCAATCTCGTTAGCAATAGCCTTTAATTTTTGGTCAACTGCTGACTCAAAAATTGTCTTGGCTTGGATGAAGAAGTTTTCAGATACATTTACTTCGGCCAAAAGTGAACGGAGGCTATTCTCAAAATCAATTGCCTCTTGCATCTCTTCTTCGTCTTCTTCTTCTGTTGCGTATTGATCGTTATTTACATCTGCCTGTGGACTACGGGAAGCCTGATTCATTTGTGCAATCCCCATTGGGGCAACAGGTTGTGCAATAAAACTAGTAGCGCCATTGGAGGCATAGCCACCTTTACCATTTGCATCATAGGTAAAGTCTTGTTGTGCACCTACGTTTTCCTTGATAATGCTCATTAAATAGTCGTTATTTGATTGTTTGCTCATGTTGATCCTTTATACCTTATTATTTAGTTAATTGTGTGAGTTCAGTATTTTTCAATACTTTATGATTATTTCTTT